CGCTAATAGCCCGTGACTTGTCGTCTAAGGGCGCGGAGATCAGGGTTCAGTTTGCTGCGTTCCCAACAGGGGTATCTGGTGGGACACCAATATCGCTGAACCCGCTGAACAACGCAGCGCCAGTGCCGTCGTCGATCGTGACGGCCCTGCGGGACGTAACGACGGTCTCAGATGGTACCCTGTTCGGCAGCCCGGACTACGTTTTCGGCGCCACCGCGCAGGGGCAGCAGTCTGGTGGAGTGACTACGGACCTTTTTAAGCGCATACTTCCGGCCGGCGGAGTGTTCCTGATCCTCATAGAGAACACGGGGCTAGGGGACGCGATGGTGCAGTATACGCTGCAGTGGATGGAAGGCACACCGGATACCCCACGTAAAGGCGACGGTATCTCATAAGGGAGTCACCATGGCATCAATCTCGTACAAGCCGGAACCGATCGCAGAGGCGTTCATCCTAGATGAACGCTTTTACTCTTACATCGTTGGCCCAGTGGGCTCCGCGAAGACGACGGCGATCCTGTTCAAGATAGTGCACCGCGCGCAGTTGCAGCGCCCTTCGCCGGTGGACGGCATTCGCCGCACCCGGTGGGTTATCGTGCGTAACACCGCACCGCAGCTGAAGGACACGACTCTGAAGTCGTGGGAGACTTGGTTTCCAGACGGACAGGCCGGCAAGTGGGTATCGTCGACCAGCACCTTCTGGCTCCGTTTCGGGGACGTCGAGGCGGAGGTCATGTTCCGCCCGCTCGACACCGCGGACGACGTTCGCCGGGTGCTGTCGCTGGAGGTGACAGGCGCCATTCTGGACGAGTTCGTCGAAATCCCACAGGAGATCGTCGAGGCTCTGTCAGGTCGGTGTGGCCGCTTCCCATCCGCTGTGGACGGCGGCCCTACGTGGTGGGGGATGTGGGGCGCCACCAACCCTGGCAACGAAGACAACTGGTGGTTCAAGTACCTGTACGATCCGTGGGAGAACGACTTCACGGGCGATGAAAAGCGCACCATGCTCGGGTACTACCAGCAGCCAAGTGGGTTCAGCCCCCTGGCGGAGAACATCGGCAACCTGCCGGGTGGTCGTGGGTACTACACCAACTTGGCCAAGGGCAAGAAAGAGTCGTGGATAAAGCAGTTTATCGAGGTGCAGTGGGGCTACAGCCTGAAAGGCATGCCGGTGTACCAAGTGTTCAATCCAGAGATCCACGTCGCCAAGCGCCCCTTGATATACAACCCGAACCTACCATTGGTGATCGGGTTCGACCCAGGGTTCGTGTGGAGCGCGGCCATCTTCGGGCAGCAGGATTCCCACGGCCGCGTGTGCGCGCTGCGCGAAGCCATTGGCCACCAGATGGGCGCCAAGCGGTTCTGCAAAGAGCGGATGAAGCCGACGCTCGCGCAGCACTTCCCAGGCGCGCAGATATTGATATTCGCGGACCCCGCATCCAACTCAAGCGCGCAGACGGACGAGAAGACTGTAGCGCAGGTGCTGAAGAAGGAAATGGGAGTACCGGTGAGGTCGCCAAAGACTAACGGGATTGAGGCCCGCCTGGGGTCAGTAGAGGGGTACCTGAGTCAGCTGACGGACGTAGGCCCCGCGTACCTAGTTGACCAGTCCTGTACCCAGTTGATTAGAGGGTTCAAATCAGGGTATCGTTATGAGGTCAGCAACAAGGGCAAGCAGGCCGATGTGCCCGACAAGAACGAATACTCCCACCCCCACGACGCCAACCAGTATATGTGCATGGCCTTCGATGGGGAGCAGGCACGGGACGCCAAGAGGCGCCGGGCAGCAGCTGTTGGGTTCGGTAGTGCTCGTAACACGTACGTTTATTAGGTGAAATGACATGGCCGACGATATTGAGCAAAACAGTATAGACCCTGACGCGGCGCTCAGGACGTCGGAGGGTAGGGCGGCTCTGGGCACGAGCCTGAAAGATAAGTTCGCCACCTACAAGCGGGACCGTCGCTGCGCAGAAGAGCAGTGGATGATCAACGTGCGCCAGTACCTTGGCAAGTACGACCCGTCGCTGCTGAACGCTATGGATGAAAACACCAGCCGGGCGTACCCGAAGATCACGCGCGTGAAGTGCATGAGCATGGTATCGCGGCTGATGTCGCTGCTGTTCCCCGCGGGGGAGAAGAACTGGGGGCTCAGCGCCTCCCCGGTGCCCAACCTCCCAGTGGACACGCTGGTGACCGCGCTGGACGTGTGGAAGGCAGAGCACCCTGGCGCGGTGCCTAACGCGGTTGACCTCACGATGCTGGTAGCCAAGACTGCCTCTGACATCGCTATGCGGCACGAGACGATCATCGACGACCAGCTGATGGACGTGGACCCGTACTCTTCGTGCACGTACGAGACGCTAGTGCGCAAAGTGATATTCTCTGGTGTGTTGTACGGCCCCGGTGTGGTGAAAGGCCCTATGACCATCGCAGACAAGCTGTCTGGGTACCAGTTAGACCCGTCAGGGGTTGTGCAGATCGTCGAAACCGATTCGTACCGCCCGTACCTTGAGTTCGTCTCCTGCTGGAACTATTACCCGGATATGTCCGCGGCGGAGTTCCAGCAGATGGAGGGGGAGTTCCAGCGCCACGTGTACTCCAAGCACCAAGCCTCGCAGTTGGCGCTCCGCCAGGAGTTCGACGGCGACGTGATTACCGCCTATATCGAGGCCAACCAAGACGGCAACTACGAGAAGTACACCTACGAGCAGGAGCTTGAGGCGCTTGGTGGCCAGAACGCCAACAAGCAGGCGTCAGGGGGCAAGTACGAGTTTCTGGAGTGGTGGGGGTCGACCTCGGGCCAGCGCCTTCGTTCCGCGGGGGTGGCCGTGCCAGAGGAGCAGCTCGAAGCTGATGTCCGCTACTGCGCGTGGATACTGGACGGCAAGATCGTTAAGCTGAACCTGAACCCGTTCCCAGAAGGCACCAAGGTGTACCACACCTTCGTGTTTGAGGAGGACGAGGTAAACTTGCTGGGCTCTGGCCTACCACCGATCATGCGCGACAGCCAGTTGGCTGTGTCCTCGGGCGCGCGCATGCTGATCGACAACGCGTCGGTAGTGTGCGGCCCTAACCTCGAAGTGGACCTCGACGTGCTGTCCACGAGCCAGACCGACTATTCGGTCAAGCCGCGCAAGGTATGGCTGAAGGAAGGAGCGAGCGCCAACCAGCGTGCAGTGCAGTCGGTCAGTTTCGACTCCCACATCCCTGAGCTGCTGTCGATTATTACCACGTTCCGCGGGTTCGCAGATGACGAAACCTTTGTCAGCCCGGTTACCAATGGAGACCTCGAAGGGGTACCGGGTGAGGCCATGCGTACCACCGGCGGCGCCTCTATGGTGTACGGCAACGCCGCGCTACCGTTCCGCGACATCGTGCGCAACTTCGACCGGTTCACCACCAGTGTCATAGGCGCGCTGGTGAACTGGAACCTAGTGTTCAACGAGGATCGCGCGGCGCTGCAAGGGGACACCCGACCAGTACCCCGCGGTGCCACCTCGCTAATGGCTAAGGAGGTCCGCGCGTTCACCTTGGACCAGTTGGCGAACACGCTGACTCCAGAAGAGCGCATATACATCGACGAGCGCGAGCTGCTACGGGAGCGGCTAAGTTCACGAGACCTACCACTGGAAAGGCTGATGGCCTCGCCAGAAGAGGTGCAGCGGCGCCAGGATGCCGCAACACAGGCAGCTGGGACCGCTGCGCAGCAGTCTGCAGCGATGTTCGCAGCGACGCTGGCTAACCTGCAGAGCGACACGCTCAAGCAGACCACTCAGGCCCAGAAGAACCTCGACAGCGCCGACGTGGCAGTGTTCGAGGCCCTTCTGGCAGCCCTAACAGCAGGAGCATCAACTGATGAACTCGCAGCAATTGCGGCTCGCACTAACTCAAGCCGCAGCGGCGGACCGGCACGCCCCGCTGCTGAAAACACTGCTCCAGCATCTGGCGCAGGAGGAGAGTAGCACCATCGCCAAGCTGATGAAGGCTGACACGGTGGTTGAAATCCACCGCCAACAGGGTAAGCTAGATGGGCTTAGTGCGCTGGTTACCCTGCTTGGGGGCACCACGCTGATCAAGTCGCTATTGACTACTTCACCGGAATAAGGTACATAGAGATATGAGCGAAGAAACAGAAGCACCAGACCAGTACGCAACCGACGATTTTTCAGCGGCGTTTGGCGATGCCATGGAGCCAGCAAGCTCCATTAATCTCAGCGACGATGGCAGCGAGCCGGTAATAACTATCGGGGTTGACGGCGCAGTATCTGCGGACAGCGGGGCAGCACCGGAGGCCAAAGCCGCAGACGCGGTGGCAACCAGTGATACCGCCGCACCTGACGCAGATGCGGCAGCGGCAGCGGCAGCAGAGGCAGCGGCTGCTACCCAGGCCACGGCTGAGCCAGAGATCCCAGCAGGGTTGGCTCCTGAGTTCTTGGCACAGGCACAGGCTGAGGCCGCTGCAG